TACCTTATCTTAAATTTTGTAGTTTGTGTAGTTATACAACAGCACTTGTTTGCTGTTTGTTTTCTTTTTCTTCTACCTGGGCGATGGGTACGCCTTCGGTAAAAATTTCTTTTTCCATCTTTGGTGTAAATAACATTATCGGAACTTGTTCTGTACCTTTGTTGTTAGGTATTTGTGGTACAGCAAATCCTTCTAGCTCCTCAAGCAAAACACCTTTTGCTTCATTTATTTGAAAAGCTCTGTGAATTACTGTTTCTTTTCCATTTTTAATTTGTATAACTTCAATTCTTTCTACAGGTCTATTGTCAAAATTTTGAATTATTTTATATGATGCAAAAGTATCTCCACTTGCTCCTACCGCATCATAAACTTTATTATATTTAAAATCTCTTAAATCTTTCATTTTATAAATCTTTGAGTCCGATATTACTAAATCTGTTTGTTCTAAATTAGCACCATATTTTTTACCAAATTTATTTAAAAATGATGGAAGCATTTTGTCATAAAAACCCTTCATTCCATCACCACCAAATTCTAAATCTAAACCATCATAAGTTCTTCCATCTGGATATTTAGGTACATCTTCAATGATTTTTTTTGTTAAATCTTTACCGACAAATCTTTCTAATTCGTTTTCTGGAACAACTCTGAATATTTGGTCACCATCTATTGGTTTTACAGTCAAAGCATATTGACCGTCTTTAGGTCCTCCAAAAATTTTTTCTGCATTTAATGAATAGATTTTTTTTCCTAAGTTATATCTATCATTTTGCATTTTTCCTGTGGTAAATGCTATTCCTTCAAAGTCGTTATCAATAGCATATTTAATCAATCTTTTTGTTGTCAATTCGTGCCAGTTCTTTTTAAATGGTGCATCTGGAACTAGATTAGGTAGCATAAATACATTGTCTCTTTTTTTCATTAACATATTAATCTGCCTATCGTCATAATAAATTTCTTGACTATAATTATCACCATGTATTTCTTTTAATTCTTTTTCTCTTAAATTTATTTCATTTTGAATTTTTTTCTTTTCAACAGAAGTATAACCTTTTTTTCTACCAGCTTGGTGTAAATCAGATTGTATTTCTTCTACAAATAATATTTTTTTTCCATCAACTTCTCTTTCATTAAATCTTGCGTGAGCTATTAAATTTTCACCAGGTGGAATATCTCCTTTATAATGATGGTCAGTAAACACTTGCGGTGTTCCTGGAGTTGTAATTAACATTTCTTTGTAATTATCTCCTCCTGTGGTCACAAGATCATCTTGACCAAATCTTGTTCCACCAGGATTTCTTCGTCTTTCAAAAACAGCAACCATATCATCCTCTAAAATTGTATCTTTTACTCTTGTCGTTAAAGATTTATTAGCAATAAAATCATCTAGTTGTTCTTTAGTTACATTGGGATTATCTTTTAAAAATGTATCTAAACCTAAGTCTTGTATCTCTGATTGTTTGATACCAGCAGTATTATTAAGTGTAGCCAGGATTTGATTACCAGGTTGTTGTTTAAAATTTAGATTTGAAATAGTTTTTTCTACATTAGAGTAAAAAGGTTTTTCTGATTTTGAACGAATACGAGCATTATTTGCTTCAATCATTTTATTACTTGCAATATTACTACTAATAAAACTTTCTGCTTCTTGTTGTGTTTTAAATTGCGATAAATGTTCGTCTTGACCTTTTAAAAATACTTTAAATGGTCGTTCTGAACCCTCATCAAATATTACTCTGTCATAATTAGATGTAGCTAAATCTTCATCAGATATATTCAATTTTACAAAACCAGTATCACCTTGAGTTACCACTGGTGTAGTAGGTGCTTCTTTAGGAGTAGCAGCAGCTCCAGCTGATTTAATCTCTTGTATTGCTTCTTCGTTTTTGAAAAGAGATTTATATATTTTAAAAATACCCTCTAAACCAAAAGCAATAGGAGAGTCAGCAGCTATGTTTTTTAATCTTCCAATAACTTCGCTATCGTCTTCATCTGCAATTAATCCATTAATTATGATATTTGCAGCTTCATTGTTTCTTGTGAAGTCAGGAAACATATCTTTAAAAAGATTTGCCATGTTACCTTCATCTTTTGATGAAAAGGCACCAACTAATAAAGGCTCTGATAGAAGCACAGAACCACGCAATAGTTTTAATAATCCAATACCTGGCACAACATATTGACCAATAATAGATCCAGTTACTCCACCAGCACCTTCAGGTTGTTTGTATTCGATTTTTTTACCCAAAGTGTTAGGAAAATTTTCTGTAAAATAATTATCTAATTTTGTTACAGATCCACCAGTAAGGCTATCAACTAATTGGAAAGCATTGACAACACCCTGGTTCATTCCTTTGGCTATATTTTTAGGATTTAGCATGTCAGCTAAAAATCCTGGTGTTGCTTGTAGTGTATCTAGTGACTTATCACCAGCAGCTTCAAGTGTATCTAAATCTTGACCGAAGATTTCAGGCTTTTTTTTTTCGCCCAGGATTACACTCACGCCATCTACAGTGCCAATCTCATAAATAACACCATCATCTTCATGGTCAATTACCTCATCAAAAACAGATCTGTCTGAGTTTTTTAATGAATTAATGTAAGTTTCATTTGTATTCTCATCATACCAATCCAGTATGTCATCTGCTGAATAAGTACCAGATTCAAATTTTGCTTTATCACTCATTACTAATTATTCCCATCGATACACCAAGTTTATACAAATTTTTAAAATTAATATCTCTGTGTATGTTTAATTTCTGATTATCCTTTTTTTTGGTTTTAGGATCAAAGTCACTTGCTGTTATGGCAGCAGCTAATTCATCAAACTTTTTAAGTAAATTTGTTTCGTTTACTTGAGCAAAATCAATTTTGTATTTGTCAAATAAAACTTGAATTTTAGCACTTGCTTCATTTATCATAGCTGTAGCTTCTGATTGATAATTTTTTTCTACTTGTTCTATAATTAGAGGTGCTTCTATTAAAAAGTTAAGTTTACCCTGACTATTAAAATTTTTTTCTTCAAATATTCGCAACGCTTCATTAGTCATTCCATGAATTAATTCTTCATGCTCTTTTAAAGAGTCACCTATAATTAAATCTTCAGCTGGCATACCGAAATTAGTTCTAATATATTTTTTTGCATTATTATAATTAAATGTATTTTCAGCTTTGGATAAACTATTTATACTTTGTTGTTGTTCTTTATTTAATCTTCCATAAAGTTTTGTTGCGTCAGCGTATGTCATGTTACCTTGAGCAATTTGTACTTCTATTAAATCTGCCAGAGCTTGATCTCCTTGAGGATTAAAAGGAACTTTACCTTTATTATCCTGAACTAATTTATGAAATTGATCTAAATTATTTTTTTCGCTTGGTGAGAATACATCATTAGGTAAATTCATTAGTTTATTAAAAAGTATATTTCTTTCATCAAGTTTTGTTTGTTGATTGTAATAATCAGTTAAATTTTGCTCTTTTACAAAAATTAAATCATCAATGGCGTTTTGCTCAATTATTTCATTTGTTTTATATCGATTTGTTTCTTCTTTTCTAAAAGCCTTAAAAACATCTTGAATAGTATCATTATCCATTTTTGACATGATAGCTATGATATTAGGGTTTGTTACTTGATTAGGATTTACTGTTAAATTTTTTTCTGGTTTGTTTGATGAGTATTCTTCTTGTAGACCAACACTTAAAGCATTTGCCATCATCTCTTGATAAAATTCTACTGGTTTAGAACCACCGCCAGCTTGATATTGATTTATAACTAATTCTAAATCTCTTAACTCTGCCGAAAAATCAGGAGTATCAATAGTTACATTTGCACCTAAAGCATCTGCAAGTTGATTTGCACTATCTTCATATACCATCAGATTTTGTTTTTTTGTTTCTTTTAAATATTCATCAAAAATTTTACCTCTGTACACGAGGTTGTTTATATTAGCCTGGTTTATTACAGAATTTTTTACAAAATCATATTTGTATTTGTTGCTTTGTATTTCACTAATAATCGAAGCTCTTCCTTGAACTATTTGGCCATCAGCTGTAGTAAAACCATTTTCGTAAGCATCCATCCAACGCTCTGGTTGTGTTGATAGATTACCCTGGATAATTTTTTGAAGATTATCAAGTTTAGTTTTATACTTCAGATTTTCTTGAGCTATAATTCTGTCACTTTCGTTTTTTACTACAACACTTGCAAACTTAGCAACGCTTTCTAAACCTTTAGCTATAGAGTCTGTTTGTGAAGCAATAGCTCCAGATGTTGCAGCTTGTGATATTTGAGGTACAGATGTTGATCCAGCCTGACCTGAAATTGTACCAGTTAAATTATATATTGGTATTCTAGGCACTATACGGTTCCTCCTAACAATGATGGGTAAAATGAACCAGTCATTTGACTGACTCCAGCAACACCGCCAATAATAGATCCTACAGCTTTCATTCTGTAAGAGTTGGCAAGCATTTGACCTTCAGCTGATTTTATTTCACCACTGTAGCGAAGTTGTGCTGCATCATCGTCTAATTTCTTTTTCTGCATTGCCGTGTTGTAATCTAAAATTTTTCTCTCATAGTTTGCTAAATACGCATTGTTTGCTAATACATCTTCTGGTGTACCTTCTAAAGTAAC